ATATGGCATAAAGGGACTTAGAAAAGAGTTAAAAGAAGTGTTAGTTAGCTCTATATCTGATAAGATGCTAGAAGAAAGCACCCTAAAAACCACTAGCAAACCGATGCAAAATGAAAACATACCTACAGCTAGAAAACCAAAATCTATTAAAAAAAGAGTTCCGATGACCAAGGATTCTATCTTAAATGATATATTACAAGAAACTGCTAACGATGGTGAGTGGAAAAATATCAATAAAGAGGCAGAGGTTCAATCTGTAACTGATGATACCAATGGATTACCAGATCATTTAGCTAATGCACTTAATAAAGATTATTCACAGGTAATGAAAGCCGTGGATAAAAAACAAAACTTTAATAAAGGACCAGTAAATGGCGTATAGATCATCAGGAAACTTGGAGAAGGATATTAAGAATATTGCCATAAAACAGATGGGTGGTAATAAGGCTTACAACGATCTTGACTCCGATGGTAAGGGTAAGATAGATGGGTATGCCGAAGAATTAACTGGTGCTATTAAAGCCTTTTTACAAAGACAGGAGTTTAATATTACAGATATGGAAGCAGTTGGTATGATACAACCTGGTCAGGTAAATGTCGTTGGTTCACCAGCTGCTCAATCAAATGTTGCTCCCATACCAATATCGGTTCAGATAAGTCAGACATCTAACAAGGTTGGGTTACCACAGGTTTTTCAAAATGTAAAATCATCGGTAATTAAATTAATTAAACCAGAGGATTGATAAGTGGCAATACCAAATAGAAGAGTTAAACGATTTGTAGAAGACCTTGATACACGAGTAAGTGTGGGATTAGACCTACCTATTGCCAGACAGGCTGGTGATAATCAAGGTTATTTTGCTACAACTAAAACCACCATCGATGCTATAAAAAATGATATAAGGTTACTACTCATGACTCAAAGGGGTGAGAGGTTGTTTCAACCCTTTCTCGGTATGAATATCAGAAGATTTTTGTTTGAACAAATAACGGATGATACGGCTATTGAGATTGAAAATGATATCGTGGATACGATTCAAACATGGCTACCATTTGTTGAGTTACGAGATATAGATGTTGATCTCGGTGATCAAGATAGAAACAAAATTAGTATTAACATAACATTCAATATACGGAATGCACCTACGGAATTGGAATCCGTTGGCGTTGTGTTGGAGTAAAGAAATGCCTTATTCAGATAAAAAAGATATACCAAGTAATATAAACTACACCTCTAAAGATTTCAGTACGATTAAGGCTGATCTTATAGAATATACCAAGAGTTACTTTCCTGATACATACAAGGATTTTAACGAGACATCACCTGGTATGATGTTAATAGAACTTGCCAGTTATGTCGGTGATGTTCTAAGTTATTACATTGATTATAATTATAAGGAAAGTATTTTAACTACAGCAACTGAGCGTAAAAATGTTTTGAGATTGGCAGAGTTCTTAGGATATAAAACAACACCAACTACTCCATCTATGGCAAAGATAAAAGTAACAACTGATTTTGATGCTGATTCAGATGGTAATCCTGATTACTCAACCACTATTCAAAATGTAATTGATAGTGGTTTACAGATTCAATCAACCGATAATTCTGAATTGGTATTTGAAACTTTAGGTGAAATTGATTTTACTATATCGGGTTCTCCTGATGTTCCACGGGATGAAGTTATATCTATTGGTAATGATGGTGTAGCCACCAGTTATAGATCAACAAGATATGTAAATGCTATATCTGGTGAAACTAAGACTAAATCATTTACCATATCCAGTCCAACTAAATTTTTAGAATTAGATTTAGGTGTTGAAAATGTAGTGGAGATATTGGATGTAAGGGATAGTTCCAATGGTAAGTATTATGAAGTGAACTACCTAGCACAAGATAGAATATTAAAAGAGATACATTACGCGGATATTGATCCGGATACGGGAGAAGCGGTTAGGGATAGTGCTTATAATAATAACAACATAACTACGGCTATGTCCACCGATGTATCGATTCCATACACCTTGGAGTATATAAAGAGCAATAAAAAATTTGTAAAGAAAGTAGATCCTGAAACCAATAACACAAAGTTACAATTTGGTAATGGATTGTATAAATTTAATGTATCAGGATCTTCAAGTGCTGGATTGTTCTCTGTTGTAGAACAACAAGGTATGAATGTATCTGGTGTTCCTGGTTCTGTGATTAACGCTTCTCTGAATAACCTAACTACAAACAATTCTTTAAACTTAGGTGAAACTCCGGCAAATACAATTCTAACCGTAACATACAGACAAGGTGGTGGAGCTAACTCAAATGCTCAAGCTAATGAGTTAACCAATGTGATAAATTCAAACGAATCTATAACGGTAACAAATGAAGAACCAGCTAGTGGTGGAACTGATGGTGAAAGTATAATAGAAATAAAAGAAAACGCTAAAACATTCTTTGCTTCACAGATGAGATGCGTGACTCGTGAAGATTATCAGGCAAGAATACTAAACCTACCTGCAAAGTTTGGAAATATAGCTAAAGCAACAGTTGCTAGATTAAATGATATAAGTGCATTAAAAATATACACTCTATCATATGATCAAGAAAGAAGATTGACACAGACACCACCATTGGTATTAAATAATCTTAGAATGTATTTAGAACAATTTAGAATGATTAATGACGCTCTTGATTTTGGTTTTGCGACATTAGATTCTGATGGAAACATAACAGGAAATTACTCAGGATATAAGATAAACTTTGGGGTTGAGTTTGAAGTAAATGGTGACAGGAGATTTAATCCTGTAGATATTAAATTAGAAGTAATTGATTGTATCAAAGAATATTTCTTAATTGATAAGATGCAATTTGGTCAGCCTATAAATCTTAATGAGTTAAGATATCAGATATTGGGAAAGAATGGGGTGATAGGAATACAGACATTAAATATAAAACAAGATATGAGCGAAAGGGGAAGACATTTTAAAAATATTAGCGCTGATGGTATTGTACTTCCTGAAACAGATGGTGAGGGTGGTTATGGGTTTGTATATGATTTTGGAAAAGCTTTGGGTACTACAGAAGAGGATAAGGCTAGGGGAATAATAAGACCATCAACAACACCTGCTGTATTTGAACTTCGTAATCCAAATACGGATATCTACGGGAGGGTAATCTAATGCATCGTTCCTTTTTTGCTACTAAAGACTCTACACTTAATAGTGGATCAAACTTAATAGATGGTTCTACCTTTCAAGATAAAAACACGGGTAAGGATGAAGTGTTAGAATTAAAAAAGGTGTTTTTTGATAGAACATTTCATGCTCCTACAAGAATATTAATTCAATTTAATACCAATGAAATAGAAAATTATATCAGTTCATCTGTTTTACCAACCACTCAAAACTATAAAACATATTTAAGACTTTGGGAAACCGAGGGTGTAAGTGGATTATCGGAAACATATGATATATCTGCTTATACTTTAGCAGAATCTTGGGACGAGGGTGTTGGTAAAGAAACTGATGATCCTAAAACAACCGATGGGTGTAGTTGGTTGTATAGAAAAAACAGAGATGGTGCTACTGAAATATCATGGTTAAGTGGTAGTCAAACTTATTATACCGATGATGAAGTCACACAATCATTCTCACTATCATCACCTGATATTGAAATGGATATTACAAGTATTACTAAAAAATGGATTGGTGGTGAACGAGAAAATTATGGTTTACTATTAAGACTATCTGGCAGTAGAGAACGATCAACTGGTAGTTATGAAGATTTAAAATTCTTTTCAAGACAAACCAATACAATCTACTCTCCTAAATTAGAAGTCAGATGGGATGATTCAAGTCATAGTTTTGGTAGTTTGATTCCATTAGATGTATCGGGTAATACAGAAAATTATTTATATCAAATGCATGCCAGAGAGGCATATAAGGAGAATGAGACCGTTAAGTTTAGATTTGGTGCTAGAAAACGATACATCGATAAGAGTTTTTCGACATCGGTTCAAACCGTAAGTGGTAGTTATTTAGGTGCTGGTTCTGCTTCATATTCTATTATAGATATGGCAACCAATGAATCTGTTGTTCCATTTAGTGCTTATACTTCAATGAGCTGTGATTCAGTATCAAATTATTTTAAACAAGATTTAAATTCTTTTGAACCTAACCGTGCTTACAAGATATT